TTGATTCCGTACTCTTTCGTGGTAGACTGGTTCTTGCATGTTGGTGGATGGATCCAATCAGTTAGTCCCTTTAGTGGGGCGACACTGCTTGGCTCCCAGTATTCGATCAAGGATGTCTATACGATGACTCAGGAAACTTCATTGACCTGGTCAACGGCTGGACATCTAGGGTCGGATAGTGGCCGCAAGACTGTGATTGAGGTCGAGCGGTACACACGAGTCCCAACTGGGGGCTCAATTGTACCTTTGTGGAATCCGAAGGTAACGGTCACCCGTATCGTCGATCTTATTGCCCTAATCCTTCAGGGCCGTTCGAAAGTCGCTCGGGTGTTGAAACCTTAACCATTAACTAAGGAAACAAGTCCACATGAACCTCCTTAACAAAGGTGGTACCATGACGGGCGGTGCAACGGTTGTTCTGACCGCTGCCGGCTTGTATGCCGGCGGTAAGGCCAGTTTCACCACACCTAACCATTCGCGGCTTGAGCCGCAGGTGATCGATTTCCTCGTGACTCCGGCAAACACGACTCCGACTTCTCCTGGCACTGCCAGAAGCGGTCTGAAGATCAGTTTGGCGAACCGCGTGGAAACCGAAGGTTGTTGCGACGTCCAGGCCGGTACCGTTATTATCGATGTTGGTCTCCGCTGGCCTCTTAGCCAGCCGGAATCAGTCGTCGATGATGCGGTAGCGTATTTGCAGGCTCTCGTCTTCAATACTGCGTTTGTTGACGCGTTGAAGAAGGGCGTTCTGCCCACGTCGTAAGAAGAATCTTACGGCGTGTAACCAGCTTGCTCCATGAACGAGGTTGTCATGAAGTTAAGGAATCGTTGCAATTCCAAGCTGGACGTGTCACCTCTTGAGGTGGCTCGGCTCTTCGCCGCAGCGAATCTCACTGGTAATGACCACAGTGATGCTGAAGTCATTCTCTCTGCCATTGCGGCAGGGGACTTTCAGCGTGGAAAGTTACTTAGTGATGCATTCGCCCGACCCGAGTTCGGGTCGGCACCTTCCTATTTTGCGCGGAAGCAGTTTATCGCCTTCGTGTCAAAGGTCCCTTTCACAGGGAACTCGGCCAGTCGTCAACGGAAAACTCTGCAGGATTTTCATTCTGCAGAGCTTCGTTGTAAACTGACTAATAGGAGACTGCGCCATTTCTCTAAGTATCCTAATCGGATGCCAGAGGATGTTCGAGTTGTTTTATCTCGTGCGCGTGGTTTGGTGCACCGGGTCTTAGGGAACCTCACGGAACCCAAACTTGAGCGGATTATTGCTCAGGGTAGGCCTGGTGGCGGTGTTAGCATAGGGACACATAATCGTTTTAGGGTCTCCTTGCCGTTTAAGCTAGGAGATACGGACCTTTGCTGTACACCCGAGGCATTACCATACGCTCGGATGTTAGTTGAGGGTTCTCTTGCTTGGCTTCGGCTGCATGCCGACGTCAATTGGGACCTAAGGCGATATACTGTTCCTTATGTAACAGCTCAAGGAAATCGGATTACGTTCGTCCCGAAGGACGCACGTTCTCTTCGCACTATCGCTATCGAACCAGCGCTCAATGTCTGTCTGCAGTTAGGTGTTCATTCCTATATTGCTCAACAGCTTAAGCGTTTTGGTAATGACATCGAAGATCAAAGTCGAAACCAGAAATTGGCTAGACTCGGGTCAACGTTGCCACTTGGTCGGAGTTTATCGACCATCGATCTTTCTCAGGCGTCAGATTCGGTCAGCATTGAGCTGGTTCGATATCTGGTTCCCTGGGACTGGTTCTGCTTCCTTGATGATATCCGGTGTAAAACCGGCGTTGTTAAGGGCAACCATATCTACTATGAGAAATTCAGTAGTATGGGGAACGGCTTTACTTTCGCCCTAG